CCTTGTTCGTGCGATCACCGTCCGGCGTTTTGGCATCCTGATAGGCCACCCGCACACCGCGCGCCGCAAACTGTTGCGTCAGCAACGCGCCATGCGCTCGATCGACTGCGAAGCACAACGTCGGCCGGCCGCGCCCGTGCTCCAGCCACGTCTCGATGATGTCAGCGACCAGCTTGACGTTCTGCATGCGCTGGGACAGCTCACCCTCGACATAGTCACCGCAGCTCACCCTCACGCCTTCCAGATCAGGCTTGCTCGGCGAGAACACCTTGAAGTCCGACAACAACCCATTGTCGATCAGCTCCTGCGTCGTCGAGGCCTGCAGCAGCTTGCCGAAGAAGTTGCCGAGCCCCTTACGCCATGGCGTCGCACTAAGACCGATCACTGGCTTGTTCACCCATGCTGGATCGCACATCGTGTTGCCGTAGAAATCGAACCATTTGTGCACCTCGTCGATCAGCCAGACATCAGCGTCTGGCATTGGCCTGTTCTGCAGCGTCTGTACGCTTGCCACCTGCACCGGCTGATTCCAGTCGGTCATTTGATGATTGGCCTGCATCACGCCGATCTCGGTGATGCCTTGGCCCCAGAACATTTCCACCGTCTGGTCGACCAGACTGATCGCCGGCACCGTGAACAGCACCTTCTTGTTTTTGCGCCGGGCGCTGTTCACCACCTCCGCCGACAGCAGCGTCTTGCCGAACCCGGTCGGCGCCTGCATCACCACGTGCTTGAGACCTTGACCCATCGCTTCCCTCAACAGCTGCATCGCGTCGCTCTGGTCCGGTCTCAATGCTCGCATGGTCTCGCTCCCTTGGTGATGATGACAGTTTCCCGATGCTCTCGGGCAGTGATCCGATGAAATAGTCCAGCAGATCGGCGTCGCGCAGCCATTGCACCGCCGTCTCGCTGGTGATCATGCGGCCTTTCAAGGCCACGCCGATCCGGGTGATCTCGCTCTCGATCAGCTTGGCGCGCAGCGTGCCGACCCGGCAGGCCTGCAGCAAATACTCGCGGTGCTGTTCCTCCTCCTCGCTGATGTAGCCGGCTGGCAGTTCGTCGTCGGTGATGCTCATCTTCCAGTTGCTCCCCAAAAAACTTCTACCGACCAGATCGAAACTTCCATAGCAGAACCACTGTCTTCCAGAGATACCCTGCAGGAGGGCTGACTCTGCCGCTGATGAGGCGGAGCGGACAATCGGGCCCGCCGAATACTGGTTCGTCCTCTCTTGGGTTTCCGGGGCGTACAGTGGTCACACCGCGCAGCCACGCAGCTGCTTTCCCACCCGGGGGGCACTCAGCGTTGTCAGCTTTCTATGGGGCGGGACCACCGAGCAGCACCCAACAAGCCTGACGTCACCGGCGAAAAACCGATGGGAACCGACTTGTGTTTTCCGGGGAGTCTGCTATGTATCAAGCAGGACTGGGAGACCCGGGACACACCGGTTCGAAGCAGTTTCAGAGGGAGGTGGTCGCTATCAACGGCCACCTCTTTCGCATTTCTGAGCATGACGAAGAATCGGCCGTCACGCAACCATCATATTTTGTTACAGCTGCAAAAAGCGACTCGACATCAAAGCGTTGTGCCGAATCACTCACCCAGTACACCAGCGGTTGACTATGGCTGCCGGCGATTGTCGGCGATCACCGACGTAGGCCGGTCGAACTTGGTCGCCTCGTTCCCCCGTACCGTCCAGCCCGGCCTGCTGCGCCGTCCGAACAGGTCGAGACGGGGACCGCGACAATATGACTCAATGCGCCCGTAGACCTCGTCAGGCTTGCGGCTGTGCTCCCGGAGCGGGGCGAAGATCACCTGCCGCACCGCCTTCGACAGCCGCTCTGGCGAGCCCCGGCGGCCCAGCAAACACAGCTCTACATTCTGTCGGGTGGTATGCCCGAGCCCCATCCACGTGATCGCGTCGTCGATGTAGCCGAGCCAGCGCGGGTGCCACGTCGCATTGAGCTTCACCCAGACGAACGCGACCGAGCTTGGCTCGAATCCCCATGCCCGCATGATCGGGATGTGGGCGCCAGAGACGAGAAACGGCCCGGTGCACCAGAAGAACAGGTGGCAGTCGGGCGCGGCATGGGCCACCACGGGCAGCCGCATGATCTCGTGCAGCGACATGCAGTCATAGTGCCGCTGCGCGCTGCGCTCCTCGCCAGCCTCCGACCAGCTCTCGAACTCCCACGGCACGTCGCTGTGGATGCAGGCGAAGTGATGGTAGGGCAGGCCGTCGAGGAGCATTGCTCCGCCTTATTGCCTTTTCAGGGATTGCATGAAGGCCTTGATCAATCGCGGTGGTGTTTCCGGATGAGCAAACCAGTCAAACACGGACTTGGCAGTGATATCGACTTTCTCAGCGTCGACCGTACCCTGTTTCATCTGTGCCAATACCTCTGGCGTCGTTTCTGACACCAGCCGACCACTTCGCAGCTCACCAAGAACTTCCTCAGGACTCATACCGAAGCGATCAATGAAGTAGCTGAGTGGCCATACGATCTGCGTGGGGTCTTCCGCGAACTGCTTTGCCGCTTCTTTGGGCTCAAGCCATGGGCGCTTCATCACCAGCTTCTCCCGATGATCGGTCGGGCACCCCATTTCGCGATCAGCATGCCCTCGGCCCGTTGGTGATCCTTCTTGCGCGCAAGGACAGCAGCATGCATCGGAAACAACGTCAGTGCCAGCTGCCGCGATGCTTCCTTGTCGCAGCCGATGAGATCGAAATACTCTTTCCACACCGCCGCGTCGACCAGCTCCAGATCACTGGCCTGCACCACGACGTGGCACATTGCCTTGATCATACCGACCGCGACGCCGAACCGGAACGCGCTGACAACGCCTTCCTTCGGCATCGAGTGGACGTTTTCGATGACAATGCGATGGGGCCGCACTATGCGCAGCCAACGCAGCAGCGCGTAGCTGTCGATCTCCAGCCGCTTCCCAACTTGGTGCGTGGGCAAGTCGATGACAGCGAGCATGCCGCGCCTCTCGCAGAGCGCGGCTGCCGCGCCATGTATGCCGGGATCGATCCCGACGATCATTCAGCGGCTTCCGGCGCCGGACCGTTACCGGTCTTCTTCTGGAACAGCGACGAGCGCTCCTCGGCATTGTCGGCCTGTTTCTTCGCGGCAGCCTGCTGCGCCTTGAACTGGCTGCGCGTGACCCGGGTGCCGGACGTCACCGGCTCCAGCTTCTTGAAGCCCTTCGCCAGCTCGTCCTGCGTCTTGCTCTTGCCTTCCTGATGGTCGTGGTAGCCGCGCATGTAGGCCTCGAACCCGGGCGTGCCCGGCGCGTAGATCGGGGAGGCCGGCTTGTTGGTGCGGGACGCCTCCTCGCCATCGGCATAGGCCTGCATCTCGATGTCGTGGTCGTCGGCCTCGACGAACAGGTCGAGCTGCTTGCCCAGTCCATAGCCAAGCCATTTGGCGATCGTCATGTCGCGGGCGATCTCAGCCTTGATCTGCTTCTCGCCGGTCTGGCTCTTGAGCCGGAAGGCGACGTCGAAGTCGCGCTGCAGAAAGCCGTCCTTCTTCGCGGTCTTGTAGCCGTTGCGCAGGTTGGCGTTGGCGGTGTTCGACAGCTCGCGAAGCCGGGCAACCTTGGGGAGATGGTGATCGAGGAAGAGCGCCTTGCTCTCCTCGTTGACGCGGCGGTTGCGCATCGCGATCTCGCGGCCTTGCTTTGGCGCGGACTGGCTCGGCTTCTTGGTGGTGGATTTCTTCTTGACTGCTGTCTTACGAGGCTTCGCTTTCTTCGCTGCTGCCTTCGCCATGGGCCGTCCTCCTCGGTTTGGGGTGAAGGAGCCGGCAACCGGGGGCATGGTGCCGGCTCCTGTCATCGCGGTCCGTTCTAGGGGGGCAGGGGGACAGGACCGCAATCACGCAAAATCAGATGGTCGCAGATGCCGCTTGCGAATGCCAGTGGCTTCCGACAGCGGGGTCACGTATTTCAGCGGGATGGCCTGCCAGCGGGTCACCGCCTGCTTGCTGATGCCGACCAGCTGGCCCAGCCGCATCTTGGTATAGCCGCTGTCCAGCAGCCGCTGATAGGCGTCTCGATCGCGCTCGTCGATCTTTTTGGGCGGCGGGTGGCGCTTCGGCACTGGTCGGGGTTTCCTCATGTTCCCATTCCTAGCAGGTCAACATGGGGTTGACAAGGCATCCGCAATGCGTCTATAAGACGGCACGAGCCAAGGGGGCTCGACTGGAGCATCACATGATCGTCGAAACTTCCGACAATCGCTTCTATTCTGTCCGTGAAACCGGCAATCCCGATCTGGCCCACATCTGGGTCGGCATCGAGGTTCGCCTTGTCAAAGGCCGGTGGGTGAAACGTCCGAACCGTCGCGGCTGCGGCAACCGCCCGCAGCTGATCCGCAAGGCCGCCTCCAAGGTCATCACGGAGCAAGCATGCGAGACTTCCTGAACGACATCGCCATCTGCGCCGGCCAAGCCGTCGTCGTCACCCTCATCGTCATCATCCTCGCCGTCTATATCGGCGTCTAACCGGAGACTTCAACATGACCGACATCAGCAATCCCCGTGCCGTCGTTGGCGACAACATCGGCGTCGACCAAGCCGAGATCGTCAACAGCCGCCTCGCGCAGGACTACGCCGAATCGGCCAAGGCACTGTCCGAGCTGCGCGCCGAGGCTGCCCCGCTCAAGGAAACCAAGTGCACCTCGGACAATGAGGCGGTCGAGCGCGGCGGCGTGATCAAGCGCTTCCGCGATCTCGACAAGCGGCTGGAGGCGTTCCGTGAGGCTGAGAAGCAGCCGTTCCTGCGCGGCGGCAACGCCGTCGACAGCTTCTTTTTCGCCATGCGCGATCTGATCGGCAAGCGCAACAAGAACGACCGCTCGGTCAAGCCCGGCGATGCCGACATCCTGCAGGCCACGATCGACGACTTTCAGCAGGAGAAGATCAACAAGGAACGCGCCCGTCTGCTCGCCGAGCAGCAGGAGCGCGATCGGGTCGCCCGGGAAGAAGCCACGCGCCTCCGCAAGGCACAGGAGGAGGCAGACGAGGCCGCCCGGGCGGCTGCCCGCGCCCGCAGTCCCGAGACGAGAGCCGCCAAGGGCGAGTATCTGGCGACGAAAGAGGGTGAAGCTGCGCTCGCCAAGGCACAGGCCGAGCTGGCGCAGGAGCAGGCCGACGAAGCCCGGCTGGCGACGCTGGTCAAGCCCGCTGACATTTCCCGGGTGCGTGGTGTCACGTCTGGCGGCGGCGGCGTCCTGCTCACGACGGCGCGCGAGCCCTATGCGATCCTGACCGACCGCGCCAAGCTCGACATGAACGCGCTGCGTCCGTACTTCACCGACGCCGAGATCGAGAAGGCGTTGCGCGGCTGGGCCCGGGCAACCGGCCACAAGGTTCAGATGGAGGGCGCCGAGATCGGTGTCGGCAACAAGGGAGTTACGCGGTGAGATTGATCCAGATTGCGGCGTTCATCATCTCGGTGTTCATCCTCATCTCATACAGCAAGCCCGCCAGCGTATGCGGCGGGTGGTCAGAGTGCGCCGAGGACTATGAGCTGGAAGAGTATAACCATCTTGCCGTGGAGGGCATCATCACGCCACGCACAGACGCAAGGCGTCTTCAGCTTCAACAGTTGAAGGATGCAAACAAGCGCTGATGTGGAAGAATGGCACACCCAAGGAACTGCTCGCCGAGCTACGGCCCGGCGGGTGGCTGCTTGGCCGCAGCGGACGATTTACCGCTTGTCTGCGGCTGCACAAGACCGACTTGTCGGCCGACCTTCGCAAGCTGCCGCCGGATCACGAATGCGTCTGGCAGATCACCGGCGATCCAGAACAGACCGGGCATTACGCCAAGGATCGCCGCACCGTCATCATCTGGCTAGGGAAATAACGATGAGCCGAATCGTCTCTGCGCCCCGGTCGGCGGTGCTCAAGAAGCCGCCGCACGGGGAGGCCTGCAACAGGTGCGGCCTGTGCTGCATGATGACGCTCTGCCCGCTCGGGCAGCACGTCTTCAGGCGGGTGACAGGACCGTGCCCCGCGCTCGAAATGGACCCCTCTGGGGTGTCATCCTGCGGGCTGGTCGCCAACCCCGGGGCCCACGCATTGGGCCACACGCTGGCCGCCGGTGGCCGCGAGAACGCCTCCGAGGCGGCAAAGTGGCTGATCGCCTCAGATACCGGGTGTGATGCCCGGATCAATGGCGAGCCGGCGAATGAGGCGTTCTACGCTCGCGGCCGGCAATGGGACCGGGATCACAAGAGGCAGGTCATCAAGGCGCAAAAGACGTGGAGGATGCCGTGACCCCGTCCGAAAAGGTGCTGCTGAAAGTGCTCGGCTACCTGAGGGATAGAAACACCAAGGCTGTGATGGTGCAGAGCTTCATCGCGGAGAACGGACCGCTCAGCGAGGAAGCCGCCGAGCTGGTCAGACAACAGTTGAGGAAAGGTCAATGGCAATCCTGATGCGGCCATACATCCCGGTGACGGTGCGTCTGCGCGCCGCCGAGCTGCAGGCCGAGAACGCCGGCACCCGGATATCGACGCAATGGTGGTCGCACTACGATGCCGTCCGGCGGAGCTGGTCGGACACCAAGCGACTGTACTGGGTGCTTGAAGCCCTGTTCGGCGGCAAGGATGTCCAGCTCGATCATGATCCGGCGCTGGAGCTGCGGAAGCGGCGCCGCAACGGCGGCTACATCCCGGACGCCAATAATCCGCGCTTTCTGGTCTACCGCACTATTCCGGATCACCGCCACAAGACCACAGGACGCAAACCCGATGCTGAGCGCACTGTCACCGCGAAGGGATCAGATACATGGCTGGCGAAGAAGTTCCGAAAGCTGGAGCAGCCGAAAAAATCGAAATCGAGGATACCATCTCGCCCGTTTCCGAAGAGCAGGCGCCCGCTCCGCAGCCGGTCATCATTTGCGACCAATGCGCGCGAGGGTTCCTGAACTGGATTCCTGACGGCGTCGACATCGACCCGCTGTGGTTCGTGTTCCGCAGCGGCATGCAAGGGGGCATATGCGGCGGTGCCCTCCGACTGGTCAGCCGTTCACAGGCGATGGACATCGCCGACTGCTACGAAAAAATCGGGAGTGAGCAATGGCTAAGAGGGCAACGAAAACCGTGGTGAGCAAGACGACGCTGCCGGCACGACCAAAGCCGGTGCTGATCGTCGACAACACCCAGTCCAACCGGCTGGTCGATGCGATCATCCGGGCGGCGGCCGATCCGCGCGTCAAGGTCGAGAAGATGGAGCGGCTGGTCGCGCTGCAGCGCTCGATGGAGGAGCGCGCCGCCAAGATTTCGTTCGATGCGGCGCTGGCCGAGCTGCAGCCCGAGCTGCCGATCATCGATCGCAACGGCACCATCATCATCCGCAAGAAGGACCCCAAGACCGGCGAGCGCACCGGGCCGATCGAGCAGAAGACGCCCTACGCGAAGTGGGAAGACATCATGGAGTGCGTCCGGCCGATCCTGCATCGGTATGGCTTCGCGCTGTCGTTCCGCACGCCGGCCGATCCGCAAGGCCGCGTCGCCGTGACCGGCATCCTGTCGCGCGGCGGGCACCGCGAAGAGACCACGCTGTCCTACCAGCATGACACCACGGGATCGAAGAACGCCGCGCAGGCGATCAACTCCTCGACCAGCTACGGCCAGCGCAAGACCGCTTGCCTGTTGCTCAACATCATCACCCGGGGCGAGGACGACGACGCCAAGAAGTCCGAAGGCTTGGAGCACCTTACGACCGCGCAGGTGAACCTGCTTGACAAACTGGTCGCCGAGTCGGGCGCCGATCTCGCCCGCTTCCTCATCCTGTTCGGCGTCGACAGCCTCGCCAACATCCCGCAGCTGCGCTTCAACGAAGCGAAGGCGCAGCTGAACCGCAAGCTCAAGGACAAGAAGGCGCGCGAGAAGGCGGCGAAAG